CACCAGTGGTAAAAATGACGACATCATTCACATAGCCTCTTCTGAGGGAAACCCCCCTAGACCAGATACAGGTAATCTTAAAAATAGTATCATGCCTTTTAGAGCAAGAAGAGTTGGTGATGTCATTTCTGGTGGTGTCGATACAGAAGTCGAATATGCTTACAATTTAGATAAAGGTAGGTTGAACAGACCATTTATGAGAGAAGGTAGTATAGCGTTTGAGCAAACTAAGAGAATGGCTAATGGTCGTGCAGTAGAGATTAGAATAGGTAACACTGTCATTAGAAAAAGAATGAAAAAAATATCAGGTGTGGAGTTTGGCTAATGGGTTTTCATTCATTCGATTTACAAAGCGCAATATTTTCAACACTGTCAGGAGACTCATCACTAGATAGTAAGATAGGTGATAACAAGATATTTGATACTGTAGCGCCACAAGATACTACATATCCTTATGTTGTTATTGGCACAGAGACAAGTCGTGAAGTCAATACTAAAGACAGATCAGGTAGAGTATACAATGTAGACATAGATGTATGGTCACAATACAGAGGACAGAAGGAAACTAAAGAAATTATGGAAATCTTGATATCCTTACTTGATAATACTACAATATCGGTAGCTGGTGCGACTTCGATAGTAAGTCAAGTAGTTAATGCAGTGACATTAGTTGAAGGTGACGGAATAACGAGGCATGGCATAGTGAATGTTGATTTTTTAATATACGATTAGCGAGGTAAAAAATGGCAGTATTAAAAGGTAAAGATTTCTTATTAAAAGATAATTCAACTGGATCTGCGTCTACAGTAGGTGGTATGAGAACTACCTCAATGACAATAAACGGAGAAATGATTGATGTCACAACTAAAGACTCGAATCCGTTTGTATCTGGTGGATCTAGTTTAGGACGAGATATTCTTGATGGTGGTGGAGTCACATCAATGTCTATCACCGCAAGTGGCGTGTATGATGATACAACTGCTCTCAATAGAATGATAGGGTTTGTAAATGCTGGCACGACTCAGGCGTATGTACTTACTTTTGGTGACGGAAGTAACTACTCAGGTAACTTTAAGATTACATCATTTGAAAAATCAGGTGATTATAATACAGAGGCAACATATAGTTTGACCATTGAATCAAGTGGACAAGTAACATTTACTTCTGCTTAATGGTAAGACAAGATAAAATATGTGGATAAAAAACGAGATTAGAATTGGCTCTGACGATTATGGATGTCAGACCAATGTCAATGGCAACATTACAGAAGTAGAGTTGCCTTACATTGAGGACTGGGCTAAATTGTTAGAGTCTGATTCTATATCTATCAACAATGAAACATATACTATACAAAGCGTAAGAGATGTAGCAGAACGACATGAGAAGTTACTGATCTTATGTATCAAACAAGAGGCAACAAAACATGAGCGAAAATCCAGTAAGAGATCTAAAACCAATTAAGTTTGGTGAAAAAGAATATTCAGCAAGACTACCTGTCAGTGCAATCAAAAAAATAGAGAACGAACTTAAAACACCACTTCTCAAACTAGCCATGAAACTACAAGCTACTGAGCTTACCTTAGATGAGTGCATATCAATACTCAAAATAGTAATCGTTGCTGGTGGTAATGACATTGAAAAAGATGAGATAGAAAAGGCTTGCAACAACATAGACTATCTACAAGTCTACAAGTTATGCGCTGATATCCTCACACAAGGAATAGGCACTGACTCAGAAAAAAAAACGTAAAATCTGACGGCACAGAAGAAATACCGATAAACCGATACTACGAGATCATGGTTGGTATGATGGGTATTCAACCTTCAGAGTTCTGGGATATGACTTTGTATGAAATCAACTTGGCTATCAAAGGCTTTCGTGAGTATAATAGTGGTGAAAAAGAAGAGCCTATTGGCTCAGAAGAGTTTGAAAAGTTAAAGGATATGTTCCCAGATTATTAATATATGGCTGAATTAGATAAATTAGTTGTACGCATAGAGGCTGATCTCAAAGATCTTAAAAAAGGATTAGAGCAAGCTAGAGGCACTGTCAATAGATCAAGTAGATCTATGAGTAGTTCTTTTAAAAACTTAGGTAACGCACTAGCTAATGTCGGTAAGAGAGCCGTTCAGTTTGGTGGTATTTTCGGTGGTATATTCACTGCAATACAAATCAAAAAAGTTTTAGATGTATCTAGTAGTTTAGAAAACTTAGAACTAAGACTAGAGGCTATTTTTCAATCATCAGAAAAAGCAAAACAAGGTCTTGAAATTTTTACAGAATTTGCGTCAAGAACACCATTTCAGTTAGAGGAAATACAAGCTGGTGGTGTAATACTTTCAACAGTAATTAATGATCTGGATAAACTGAATAAGTTTTTAAGAATCACAGGTAATGTTGCGAGTATTACAGGTTTAGACTTCCAAACAACTGCTGAACAAATTCAAAGATCGCTTGCTGGTGGTATTGCCAGCGCTGATCTTTTTAGAGAAAAGGGTGTTAGACAACTTTTAGGCTTTCAACAAGGCGCAACAGTAAGTATATCTGAAACTGCTAAAGCGTTTGAGAATGTGTTTGGTGAGGGTGGTAGATTCGGACAAGCTACTGATAAACTAGCATTTACTTTTGCTGGTACGATTTCAATGCTACAAGATAAGTTATTCACCTTCCGTAAAGCAGTAGGTGAGTCATTTTTTGCAGAGGTCAAGAAGTCTCTGGCTGGCGTTAATCAATCACTAGATAATTCAAAAGAGAAAATTATAGAGTTCGGTAGAGAGGTAGGTCGAACATTAGCAGAAGTGACAATATCAATCAGGGAAAATTTTGCAGAGATAGTTCAAGCAATATCAACTATAGGAACATTGTTGTCTGTAACTGTTGGTGCTTTCCTAATCAGAGCATTATTTAGTGTGGCTGGTGCAATATCGGTAGTTGTCGCTAGTATAATAACTTTCAGAAGAGAGATAGAGAACATACATAACTCAGCAAAAGAGTTTTATGGTGGTCTGCTAGATAACATAAAAGGGTTTGTAGGTCTCGGAGACTCTGCTGAAAAATCTGAAAAAGCCTTAAAAGATTTCAAAAAAACGCAAGATGACATTCTTAGAAACATAAGAGACTCTATATTCCAACAAAAATTATTAAATGCCGTATCTGGTGTTTACCCACAAATATTAAAGAAGACTGAAGAAGAAACTGGTAAAGTTGGCAAGATATCAGAAGAGGTAAAAGAAACATTAGAGAAGTTAGGAATCATTATTGATGAGGCTGGTGTCAAGATTTCTGACGCTTTTGCAAGCGCCCTTGTTAGTGGTGAAAACTTTGGTGAGGCTCTCAAAGGAATATTCAGAGACGCTTTACAACAACTTATATCTTTTATTACACACTTGTTCATTATCAAACCATTGATTGACGCAATACAAAAATCTCTTACAGACATAAGAGAGCAACAAGATGACGCTATCCGTAAGCAACTTGTTATGATGGCTCTTGGAATGCCAAGTGGGGGTGGTGGAACTGGCTTTGGTTTTAGACAAGCTGGTGGACTCGTACAAGCTGGTAGACCGACTTATGTTGGTGAATCAGGTAGAGAACTTATCGTACCAGCAGTCAATTCAAGAGTCATTCCTAACAGTGATCTTGGTGGTGGTATTACGATCAATCAATCTTTAAATTTCGCAACAGGTGTCGTACCGACAGTAAGAGCAGAAGTTATGAATATGTTACCAGTCATAAAACAAGAAACCATGTCAGCCGTTGCTGATCAAAGAGTGCGTGGTGGTAGTTTTGCTAGAACATTAGTGAGAGGTGGATAATGGCAAGTTTTCCTCTGACTCTACCGACTAATGTGGGATTCGTAAATTCTCAGTGGAGAATCGTAAGAACGACTGCTTATACACAAAGCCCATATACTTACGCACAACAAGTTCATAGTTTTGAAGGTGCGGTCTGGTCTGCTACTGTAACGACTGCACCAATGAGCAGAAGTCAAAGTGGACAGTGGACAAGTTTTCTTATGAATCTTGAAGGTAGACGAGGTACTTTTTTGCTGGGTGATCCAGACGCAAAGACATTACAAGGATCACAGTCTGGAAACTTTACTGTCAATGGTGATCACTCAATAGGTGCTACATCAATAATTTGTGATGGACTTGATACTTCCGAGACAGGAGTCATCAAAGCTGGTGATTATATTCAGTTTGGATCTGGCGCTACGAGTAAGCTACATCAGGTCGTATCTGACGCTGATAGTGACTCATCAGGTAACGCTACACTAGAAATCATGCCAGCACTCAAATCAGCCGTCTCAGATGATGCTACAGTCATTGTATCCAACACTGTGGGTGTATTTCGTATGGACAGTGACGAATTACAGTGGTCAGCCGATAAAACCTCAATTTACCAGATTTCGTTCTCTTGCACTGAAGTTTTGTAAAAAAAAGCTCTCTGTATGCTCTCTAATCACTTTTTTTGGCATAGAGTGACACCAAAGTACCCCAGAATATTTACTATCTAAAATGAGCCTTGTACGGCTTTAAATTAATATAAACTTTTTTTCGAAAAGACTTGTATCGTTTTGAGATATATGTAACAATAAACTATATCGAGTAAAGATATAACTAGATAACAAAGGAGAAAAAATGACAAATATAAGAAGAACATACAAACTGATAGATAATCAAACAGGTGAAACTGTTAGAACTTTTCATACAGGTTGTAAGCAAAGTAGAATCAGCATGGTAAAAAATATGATGGAGAGAAAAAATAACACAACATATATATTGAGATGGTTCTACAACATGGATGAGCTTTACCCACACGAAATCAGAGAACTTGATAGAAGGTTCAGAGAGGGTAAGGTACAAAACATAGGTATATAACAAAAGGAGAAAAAATGACATTAAGAGAAGAAATATTTAAAGATAGTGGATTAACAGTTGCAGAGCAATTTTGTTTCAGAACAACATTGGATAAGGACAGACAAGAGTTCTTCGATCAATGCACAGAGCCAGAACTTAAATTATGGTGGAAACAAGCTGAATCCATGAACAACAAAGTGGTAGCGACATTTTGTAAAAATCTTCACAAAAGAAAATTTAGTAAATAACAAAATAGGAGAAAAACGAATGGTGTGGGTATCACCTAAACTACCCACAATTAACTAGATAACAGAGGTAATATGAAAACAGAAAAAACATACACACATGAACAGGTGTCAAACATTGTTAAAATCTTCGCAGATGAAAACAAAGAATTAGCACAGTTCAAGAGTGAGATCAAAAGAATGATGTATCAATATGTTTCAAATGATAGATCAGATGAAAATATTTTGAGACAAGTAGAATCAATGTGTATTCAAAGGATGCACGAAGATAACGAAAAAATTGAACAGGAAAAATATAGAAAATTTGATCTTGCTCACAAGTAATTTACCGAGTGGGTATCTCGGAAAAACTACCCATTATTAACTAGATACAAAGGAGAAAACATGAGCGTAATAATATATAAAACTAAAAACTACAACCGAAGATCAGTACAATCAGTTGAAAAAATAGAGTGGCGTGATGAGTTCGGACATGATCATATCGAGAAGAATCCAAACCACATATACGGAATATATCTTGTTTCTAATGATGAGAATGTAGAAGAACAATGGTATGATTCAGAACACTGGCGTAATCAATGCTTTAAGATTCAAGGTGAATACATCAAACAACTACAAGGAGAAAAAGTATGAAGATAAATTATGATGAGTGTATTGCACAATGCAAACACAGAAGGATATTATATAAAGGTGGTAAGACTAAACCAAGTTATACAGAGCAAGACTATATCATGGATGGTAGAGTGATAGATCTTTACAAAAGTATCAAAGCTGGCAACACAGTATCAGATATTGAATTACCAGCATTTTTAAGGAAGGCAAGTGTCTGACTCTGTAAATAAACCATATCACTATAACACTGGGAACATAGAGTGTATTGACGCAATCAAAAACTCTATGAGCCTAGTAGAGTTCAAAGGATATCTCAAAGGTAACGCTATTAAATATCTTTGGAGATACGATAAAAAGCACCAGACACGACAAGGTAGAGCAGAGGATCTGAAAAAAGCAGTCTGGTATATTGAAAAACTATATGAGGTAATAAATAATGAGTAAGAAGATCGAGATAAAGAAGTGGTACAACAAAGCGGTATTATCTATCAGAGACTACCAGCTTTTATCTGCAATAAGTAAAGGTGGCGCTGAGATAATTTATGAAGGTAAGGTAGTGATCAAGATGTCACCAGATCAATGCAGATATGCGCTTGAAAACTATGCAGAGAAAAAAATACAAAAAAGCCTATATAATAAAGATTACAGACTTGTTAATATAAGATTTGATGGGAAAGAAACTGATAAGAGACAACATGAGCTACTTTGATCAGATAGACAATATAGAGAATCTGAACTGGCAACAGTGTGCAGTTCAGCTCAATGATAAGCTGGGTGTATCATTAGTATGGACACCCAGTGACTTCCGAGAGTTTGAAAAACAAAAAAAGAAGAGAGTAGAAAATGTTAGAAAAACTAAAAGAGATATATTGCAGTCTAAGTGACGACTGGGTATATTTTGCAATCGTCAATGTAGTAGCTATTTTCTGGGCTATTATACTTTGATATCTAGTGAAGAGCAGACTTAATCGGTCTGCTCTTTTTTCACGTCACACATCTTACAGATATTCTGATTGATATGTATTACTTTCATAAGCATGATAGCTTTATCCAGCTCATCATCACTGCAAGATGTTTCAAGAATACTTGCTACAACTTGCCAATGTTTGCCGTTCTCTTCATCAAGGCGCTCTTTCACCCTGTTAAAATTTTTTATGACATTTTCGTTATACATGATGTTCT